GGTGGCAGTATCCGGCGGCAAAGCCACATTGAAATTTGACGGTGAAACCGCTGCTACACAGAAAAGTTACAAATACAACGCCGCGCTCTCGCTGACGGCGGGCGACCGGGTAAAAGTGAATAAAATATCCGGCACTTATGTCATAGAATACAAACTGTAGGAGGGCGACTATGCTTACAGGCATTATACGCGGGCAACGGCTCATGCTGCGCACACCCATTGTGGTGGCGGACAGCATAAACTATCTGACTGCAAAATTTGCGTTTGACGCCGACTGGAAGGGCCGCGTTATCACGGCCTATTTTGTATGCGGAGATAAGACCATAACCGCAGAGCTGACGGACGGCGAAATCACCGCGGCGCAAGGCGTGAACCTTACTGCGGGGCGCTGGGAGCTGAAGCTCTCCGGCATAAAGGGCGACAGCCGCGTGACGGCTGGCCCGGTGCAGTTTGACGTGCTGCCCTTCGGGGCCACGGAAGGGGAACTGCCGGATATATCCCTGACGCAATACGAACAACTCCTTGCGAAAATCGGCGACATGGACGAGCTGACCACCGCGGACAAGAATACCCTTGTAGCGGCCATAAACGAGGCGGCGCAGAGCGGCGGCGGTTCCGGTGGCGGGGGTTTGCCGGCGGGCGGAACGCCGGGGCAGGTACTCACCCGGACGGCGAATGGCTCAGCGTGGAAGGACTTACCCACATATGACGGGGAGATCACCGTCACCCCGAAAGTGGAAAGCGCACAAACGCTTAAAACGGCAGGGAAATATCTCGAACAGGACGTGCAAGTGAAGGAAATACCGCAGTACAGCGTCAGCAACGACGCGGGCGGAACAACATTTATCATTGGGAAAGAGGTATAAAAATGGCAACCAACAAAGTGATCTACGGCGAAACCGTACTTATCGACCTTACTGGGGATACCGTATCCGCCGACAAGCTGGCGACCGGCCTTACGGCCCACGACAAGACTGGCACGAAAATCACCGGCACGAACGATTATGACGCAAACACGCAGGACGCTACCGCAGCCGTGGCGGAGGTTCTCTCCGGCAAAACCTATTATGGACAAGGAGAAAAGAAGTCTGGTACCATGCCCAACAAGGGCGCGGTAACGCTGGAAATAACCACCAAAGCGGAAGAAAAAGCCATACCCACCGGCTTCCATGATGGCAGCGGCAAGGCAAAGATATCAGCGACCGAACAGGCGAAGATAATCGCCCAGAATATCCGCGAGGGCATCACCATACTCGGCGTGGAGGGCAGCATGTCCGGCAGCGAGGGCATG